AATATCATCAATGCGTGTTGTCGTGCCGCTGCTTTGTCCAAGACGAGTATTTCCTGTTGTGGTAAGTCCTCCATACAAATATAAACTATTCAGATATGATGTGCTATTACCATCAATATAATATCCAGTATTATTATTATCGTAAAAGATCGGAGATCTAATATCCGCTATACCATAAACACGGTTGTAATATATCTCGTTGGTGCCAATGTAATATGTAGTTTCTCCATTTAAGTAAAGATTTCCAGTTGCAATTTTTTTAATATCCCATCCCGCCCAGTCTCCATATAAAAATCCATAACCATTAGTATCTCCGTATAATTGAAATCTCCAATTTCCGTTATAATCAAAACCAACCATGCCAACAGCCGCTGACTGCGCGCCGGCTTGAAGACGTAAATTGGATTGATTGCTGTATTGAAAATATGGACCAAATGTAGCTCCACTGACAAAACTTATGGTATTTACCCTTGATGTGCTAGCAGGATCAACGTAATAATTTGTATCATTGTAATCATAAAAGATTGGTGAACGCATCGAACCAAAAGCAAAAAGATTACTGCTTGAATCTATATAACCTTTTTGCGCATTTGCAATTCTAAATTCAATGTTACTTTCTGCACCAAGCGTCAGAGATGTGTTATTGTATATGCCGGGACAACCCCACGCGGCACCTAAACGAACAGTAGTCCCACCTCCTTCAGCGTTGGCAACAAAAATTCCACTGTCAGTTGTAGAAAATGTTACGCGATTACTTGTACCACCGCGCAGAACAAATCCACCATTTGCTGGATCAACATAATAATTTGTATCATTACTATCATAGAAAATTTGGCCATATATACCTCCACCAACACTAATATTATTTGGAGTCCTTAAATTTCTTAAATCACCAGAAATATTAGAGAACGATTCAGTAGTTGTGATTGAGGCGCTGTAAGTTCCGCCAAGATCCATTTGATCATTGTAATATGAACCATTTTGAATTTTTCTCAGACGAACCTGGCCATAACTCCAACTTGAACCTGATGTTCCTATTACAATGCAATATTGACTATCTTTTACTCCAACGCGAACTTGTTTATCAGTATAGCCTATAACTTCTGAACTAATATTATACCAAGCGCCGTTCCAATTATGACCAGCAACCGTAACTGTACATGCGCTATTGCTGCTGTATTCATAAATATCAACTACAGCGTGAATCATTCCATAGTTACCAGTATTTCCTGGGAACTTAATAATAACCATTCCAGTGGCTGATCCGCTTTGCGCCCATTCAACATTCGGATGAGCGAAATTATTTCCCTGCTCAATCGCTCCCGCGATTTGTAATGAAGTTGTTGTTGATGCAGGATCTAAACGAAAATTAGTATCATTATAGTCGTAAAATACTGGAGCATAAGCATTTCCTATAACAGTTAGATTACCTGGGGTTTCAATTGGAGTAACGCCCCAGCCAAGATCTCTACCTAAACGTATTACGTTTGTTCCTGATCCTCTAAATTCAAACGCAGAAGCTAGACGATGTCCAGAATCGTGAATTACAAATTCCCAATTATCGGCGCAATTTGCAAGAATACCGCCCTGCATTGTTCCAGTCCAACCACTAGTGTATTGGTAATTTGTATCTGTTCTACCTAATTCTAAAGCGCCAGCTTGAATTGATGCGACATACGGAGCATTTCCTACCGACAATTTTGACAATACACTTGTTGATGCGGGATCAGCATAATACGCGGTATCATTTGCATCTTTAAATATTGTTGCGCGAATTTCATTGTTGGTGATGATTGCTTTGTCATTATATGCACGAAGCCAGGTGCTATCGGTCATATACCAACCGCCACCATGCGTTTCAAAATAATATCCTTGATTTCCGCTTACTCTAAACCATCCGCCATTAGCGTATATGTCGCCAACAGCATGAAGAAGATAACTAGGTGTTGAGGTTCCAATACCAACATTTCCACCGTATCCAGCATTAAAAAATGTATTGTCGCCACTATAAGTTCCAATTTGAGAACGAACAACTCCGTCAACAAGAACTTTAATTCTTCCTCCAGCTACACCACTATAATCAATTATAGCTACATTATGTGAACCGCTTTGAGTTTTTACTGTAAGTGTATCTTCTATAGTTGTAGCGCCGTTTACAAATAAAGTACTATCTACATAAGCAGTTCCTTGAACTTGAAGTTTGTAACCAGGACTTGTTGTTCCAATACCAACACTTCCATTGGCAGTAATACGCATTTTTTCACTCTGATTCCCAGTCTCAAAAGAAATATATGCGGTTGATTTATTGGTGGCAATTCTCAGCCAATCGTTTCCGTAATTACCATCAAGGAATGCAATTTGATTTCCACCACTATTCAATTCCAAATATGATGAAAGTGCCGAGGTTGCTGAGTCGATAGTTACTCTTGCTCTTCCACTTGAAGTTCCAACTAGAATGCCAGCCGCATCTGCACTTCCGTAAACATGAAGTTTTTGTGAAGGAGTTGTAGTTCCAATACCAACATTACCGTCTGGAGTAATTGCCATTCTTTCAATTGGACGATCAGCAGTACCTGTTGTTGGTTTTGTGGCAAATACCAAGGCAGACAATTCCGCACCCGCAATTGATGTTAGACGAAGACCAATCCATCCGTGAGCCGAAGCATCATACGTTGTTCCAGAATAATTGAACAAATGATTGAACGCCAATCCTGGAAAATACGAACCAATCGTTGGATTTCTTTGAGGGTATGGTCCTATTATAAGTGCATCCAGCGACGATGTTATACTACTTGATCCCGTTGATGCTCCTGTGATACCAATCGATCCGTTGTATACGTGAAGTTTTGTAGAAGGGCTTGTTGTGCTTATACCAACATTACCATTGCTTATGATGCGCATTCTTTCGGATACATCAGCGCCAGATGGGGCTGTATAGAATATCATTTCTCCATTGTCACTTGCGTCACCGCCGATGCTAATTTGCGCATTTCTTGCTCCACCAGTTCTGCTTGTTCTTCTTGATTCAAGCAAGAGATATCTGTTTGTTGTGGTTGTTTCAGCTACAATTAGATTATTGTTATTACTTCCAAGTTTAAGTGTAGCACCAATATTACCATTTCCTGTATCAAAATTTGTCGTTCCTATACTTACATTTCCAGCCGCAACATTAATATTTCCATTATTTAATATCAAATTCGCAACATTTGCTCCGGTTGAAATAAGTTCTAATGGATATCCACTTTGATCTCCATTGTGGTGTATTTTACCGAATCGTATTCTTGATGGTCCGCCATCATATTGAAACACAATTTGACCAACAATATTACTTGCGCCGCTAGCATGTGTTGCGGTGATAGCATGACCTTCGCCAGGACTCCAGCCACCATGCAAATCAATGTCACGATAAGTTGTAGCAGAGCCTTGTCCAGCTGCAATGTTTAATTGAGCATGATAACCGCCAGACCAATCCCAAGCTGTACCAAGCGACATTTGCCCAGTATCATTTCTTAGTGATGCGACGTTTGTACCAGCTGACCCTCCCGTTGCATATCTCCAAACCCAACCGCGACCACTAGTATCCATTATATAATACGTGGCGTATCCATTGGTCATCAAAGTATTTGTTCTACCAAAAATAGAATTCCAACTCTTAAAAAGTGACAATGAAGTGGTAGCGCTTGGGCTACTCCACATTGAAACACCACCAGTCATATTATCAGCATCGTTTGCGGAATTTGAAACAATTCCATTTGATATTGCTGCATTTCCAACAACAGTCAATTTTTCACCAGGATTTGTCGTACCAATACCAACATTACCACTATTAAACCATTGATTTGAAGTGTCAAATTGTAGCCTATTTGCTCCACTATAGTTGAACGACAAAAGACTATCTCCCGCGTTATTTGTTAATATAAAATCTCTGGTTGGATTTGATAGATATATTTGAGAATATCCACCTGCTGTCGTTGTTGAAACTTTAAGTTGAGTTGGATTTGCGGAGGACGCAATCGATAAAGATCCAGCTGCGCTACGATATAAATTTATATCTGTTCCAATTCCAATACCTCCAGCCACAGTTGTATGATTTGCCAATTGCAACCTACCATTACTTGAACTGGTAGTTTTACCTAAAAGTAAATTCGCCCCAAACTGTCCAACTACAACCCTATTATCAGAAAATACTTCAAAAGCCGGTAAACCAGATATGTCATTTACCGACATTAAGCTACCGCTTAAACTATCAGCGATGCTAAAAAGGGAGCCGTTGGCTCCATTCCAAGCGATTGAACCATCAGCCAATACTTCCAGTTTAATTGTACCTGCGGAAGTGCCTGTAAAATCGATCTTTGGGTTATTACTTGTACCCCTATTTGGAGTTATGACGATGTCTGGCATAATTTAAATTCTTTATATATTTACACGGAATAACGGCTTCTCTGGGAGTTAAAGTTCTTAAGAATTTCAGTGTCCGAAAGCGCTCTATTATAAATTGCTGCTGCATATATATCACCTTCAAACATATTGCCATTTCCCCAAGCCAATTCATACCCTGTTCCAACATATATTTGACCAGTATTCAAAGAAATTGCACTTGTAACACCTGTATTAATGGTAGACACTAATTGAGCATTTATATAAATTTTCACAACTCCAGTAGATTGGGTCCATGTTCCAGTAAACATTTTATTGACACCATCATTTATATTACCAGCATATAAAGCTTCATAATTACTAGAGCCAAAACCAAGCCATAAACCATAACGGCTATTATTTTTATAATTCATTAATTTTATACCGTATTGATAACCAGGATCAGTACAGATTACGGTATTGTGCGGCCCAGTATTTGCACCTGATTTTGTTGGTTTTATCCAAGCAGTTAAAGTTTGATCACTAGTTAAGTTGCAATTATTTGCTGTTGTTATGTAATTATTACCAGACCAATTTAAACCAGAAGTATTGGTGTAAGTGGTCATTGTGGATAAATTTAAAGTAGAATTACCAGTTAAATCAAGTAAACCTTGAGTGTTAGATCTAGTTCCAACTGTAAATTTTGTTGGTGCAACTTTATATTCATATTGAAGTCCAGTAATATAAAATGTTTTATATGGCGTTGTTGGAGTGTAGCTTGAATGTGTACTTATGCCTACACATCCAACCCAACCTCCAGCTCTGCCTTCTATATTTGCGCCAACATACAACCAACCAGGAAAGCCACTGACTTCAACACAAAATGCATTTCTATTACTAATGCCTCCGCCATATGTAATAGCTTTAGTGGAAAGATTAAAAGAAACTTGATTGCTGCCATCACCTAACATACCAATTGTAAAATCAGTTATAGAATTTAAAGGTTTAACATAACAAGATATAGAATGCGCTCCTGATTCTTCTCCTCCTCCCATTGAGCTTAAATGATGAAATCCAGCCGTTCCACTTTCAGAGCATAATGTCGCGCCAAATCCTATTGGAGTAATTATTGAGCCATTGTATGTTTTTGTAAATCTTGTGGGATTAGATGTCCATTCTCCGCCATGTGAACCATCTGCATAATTAGTCCCAGTATAATTTGAAATTTGCTGATTGCGATTTGTCGTTGGCTCACCCACATAACTTTTTGGCTCTTTTGTATCAAAATAAAATACAAGTCCATTATTATTAGTTTGAATTGGACCTTCTATCATAAACCAAAGCGCCCCCTTAGCGCGTTGTAATTTTGTAAAATTTCTCCATCAGAAAGAATTTTATTATAATGAGCAAAACAATAAAAATTACCCAGCATATACTCGTTAGTTCCTCCAGCATCATAACCTAAATTTAAAACTGTATTATAAGCCGATACCCATCCGGTTCTTGTTGCAGAAGTTTGTTTAGAGCCATTAATTGTAGTTGTTATACTATTTCCAGAATAATTTAATTCTATAGCTACAATCGCTATTGTATTGTCAGTGATACTTCCAACTGTATATCCAGGATTATTCAGTTCATTATAATAGCAAAATATACCACCAGAACCTTTTCCTACATATAAATTACCACCACTTCCGCCTCTATAAGAAAATATACAACGCTGACCTCCAGAATATAAAGGTAGTTTTACTACAAAAAATATTGTGGAATCATACAATCTTATTATGTTGCTAGGAACAGATATTGGTATATAATCATTTGTGCCATCTAAAACTATACTGCCACCGTTAGCACTATTAAATGTTGGCCCATTTGTTAATGTTCCGTTAGCTCCACTACCACTTAAATCTGTCCAAGCAGTTCCACTTCCTGGATAACTATTAAGATTAGCCGCATCCAGCAACATTACCAAACCATCTGTGGTTATTTTTGGCCCATTATGATAACTCATTTATAATCCAAAGCGTCCTTTCGTCGCGTTGTAATTTGAAAGAATTTCAGCTGTAGTAAGCGCTTTATTGTAAATTTTAACACTATAAACCCTTCCATTAAACCATCTTTCAGCTGATGTAGAAAAACCTCTACCTATCTGAACGTTGCCAAAAGAACCAGAATGTGTATACGTCTGATTTGCAGATTGAACTTGCGCTCCATTATAATAAGATGTAACAAGATTACCAGATTTAGTTATAGAGGCGCAATGAATTGGCGTAGCGCTCATACCAGAAGATATAACTGTTCTACTCTCATAATTTCCAGATGTATCACCAACTACCCATACTAGATTGCCAGAATTATTCTGTTCAAGTCTTGGTCCTATGTTACTATAAGATCCGTTATAAACTAGCCAATTACAGTCTATTGGATTTCTGTAATTAGCTACATTATCGGATTTAAAACAAATCTCAACAGTATAATTTGAAAATTGAGCGCCCAAATTTCCTGCGCTAATATAATCATCTACTCCATCAAATAAAAAATAATTATCTTTTGAACCGAAAAGCGGTAAACCAAAATTTAAATGGGCAACTTGAGATGGGTTTGTAGTGTAATTTTCATACGCCCAACCATAATAATTACCCGCTCCCAATCCGGGCTTTCCTATTAGTATCCATTCTGGCGCAGCAATATAATCAGAATCAATATATCCGGCTGGCTTGCCAAGATCGGTTAAAATATCTCTTACGGCTTGAGTATATCTATCTGCTCTGTGACTTCCAATCACAATGAATGTAACGTCTGGATACTTTGTTTTTACATTGTTGTAATCGGTAACAAATTTTGCTAATTCATTTGCATATCCAGTTTCTGCGCCGGTATAATTATCATAACAATGCCCAGACAAACGAGCACCATTAAACTCTCCTTCAATCCAAGTATTTGTTATATTATTCCAAGCGTATAAATGAAGCGCTCTACTTGTATCATATGTTTTAGTTCCAGATCTTACATTATATCCGGGAGTAATGCCATGTCTTCCTGCCGCATCTCCTCCATAATTTCCTTCTGGATAATCAATGGCAAACGCTGTATAATAAGTTAAATTTCCTAGTCTTACTCCACCCGCATCAGTTATAACGTCAGATGGCGAAGCCATGTTTTTGACCAGCTGGGGAGCGCCATTAAATCCCCCGCACCCAAGCGCGGATATTCCATTACGACTCGCAGCGTCCAAGCAAAAGACCAACCCATCCGTGACAATTTTCGGTGAATAATAAGTGGCCATTGTTATGCATCTATTTCAACTTGGAGCTTCTCGACATCTGCACGTTCAGCTAAGATATAGAAGAAGCAGTTAATGTTCTTCGCCAGCAGATTCTCGTTGGCAATATATACTTTATTATCTTCAATCTTCTCAACGTAAAGTTTTTGGTGGGAGCCAATTGGGGTAAGTTGAACAGAAATAGACTCTGGATCAACAAGTTTAGTCCAGTAATCCGGGAGTTCAATTACTTTTGATGTTGTTTTACCACGAATATAAACGCCATTTTCTGGGCCTTCAAGTGAGCCATAGCGCAACTTCTTTCCTTCTTTAGTGGGGTGAGAGATTACGAAGCTCTTTGTTGTGGCTGCGAATGATCCGTTGACTTCGAGTTTGTATGCTGGAGCTTGAGTTCCAATACCAACATTACCATTTGCCAGATAAGTTATTTTATATGCCCAAGCGCTTCCGTCGTATGTAAAGAAATCTAATCCATTGCCAGATGCATTTAGCTGCCAATTATATGCCCGAGTATTTGCCGCGTTAGCAATATATAGAGTACTTGTTACCGATGCTCCACCGTCTTTGAAAATTCTCAATCCATCGGTTGTTCCATCAATTCGAACAGTCCCCGAAACATGAAGTTTTTCTCCTGGAGAAGTTGTTCCAATACCAACACTTCCACCATTGAGCAATACCATCAACGCACTGTCGGCAGCACTTCTCCATTCATAACCATCTCCAGAGCCAAAGTATGTTCTGCCATTAGAAGTAAAGTTGAATCTGTTGTATCCATCCAAGCTTTGGTGCCACATTCCATAGTTCAACAGTAATCTTCCGTTTGCCGATATTCTCAGTCTTTCAACAAACCCGCTTGAAGTATTACCGAATGAGAAGTAATCGTTGTCGTCATTGTCATCACCAACGCTGAATCTCATTCTGCCGTTATTATTTGTTGACTCTTCGTGCTGAATATAACCAGGATCATTAAATCCTGCTGGAAATGTGATAGTCGAGATACCAGAGGACTTTGCTACAGTTATTCCAGTCGCGGCAAATGAACCGTTAACTTCAAGTTTATAAGCTGGATTTGTTGTTACTCCGATTCCAACGTTACCACCGCGAGGATTTAATAATAATCTATAATAATTATCTAATGCTGATTTATCTGTTGCTTGAATCCATGTATCAACGCTATTAGCTCCTATGTCAATTACAGCATTATCTCCACCCTCTACACGCAATCCAGCGCCAGCCTGCGCGGTTCCAGTTGTTGCTGGAAGAGAATTTGTGCCACTTCTTGTAGTAAGTTTTACACCTGGGGAAGTTGTATTAATTCCAAATCCATTAGCATCAAGAGCCATTCTTTGAACCCAACCACTAGAATATCTCCAAAATCCTGTAGTTCCGCCAGCAGAATCTATTGCAAAACTTGGAGTTCCGCTATCGCACCACCAAACAGATGAACCGCCAGTTCCATTGAATGCTAATGTTCTTGTATCGCTTGAGCCTATTGCTGAATTAAACGTTGTGCTTGCAAATGTTCTTGTGCTGTCTTGGGTTGAAATACCGCCAGAAGAAATTTGTAATTTTGCCGCAGTTGGTGTTGTAGTTCCGACGCCAACATTTCCGCTTACAGGAACAAAAAACAGATTTCTGTTTGTTCCAACCTGCATAAATGTCTGCATTGTATCATTAGCAGATCCATTCTGATATCCGAAATATAAATCTCCACTTACGCCAATAGCCCAAGATTTTCCAGTTCCATTGTTTCCGCCAATAGCCGCACCAACTCCCCATCCGCCTCCATCAGCAATATTACCAGCAATAGTAGTATTTCCATATGCATCTGGATCTATAGAAGTATTATTTGCTAATATAGACGAGCCAACGACGTGTAATTTTACAGATGGACTCGTTGTTCCGACACCAACGTTGCCACTGCTATCTATACGCACCCTTTCAGTATTATTAGTTGCAAAATATATTGGATTTGCAGTTTCAACGGCAAGAGTCATTCCACCATTACGATTTGTATAAATATACATACCGTCTTGGCGATAAAGATTTGATGTAGTCCAACTACCACCGAATAATACTACTCCAGCGCCATTTGAACTATTGCTATTCGCAAAAGATAATGAAGAATGAGCACCAGTTCCAGAATTTGGATTATTTATCTTTATTCCACCTACGGCATTTGTCGAGTCGTAAACTTCAAGTTTTGCGTTTGGAGTAGTTGTTCCAATACCAACATTACCAGAGGCGTTAATTCTTACTTTTTCAGCACCATTAGTATATAATGCGGTATATCCATGAGTAAACGTTGCGCTGTTTTTATTTGTCTGACCTATAATCAAAGATCCGCCCACCGCACCAACTGTTCCTGGAGTATAAGTAAAATCGCAGGAAGTATCCCAATTCCAACTTGTTCCAAGAGTAAATTGATTATAACTTCCATTACTAATTGCCCAAATATTTGAGCCGGCATATCCGAGCAAATCATAACCATTAAATCTTACCCTTCCATAATCAGGCGTGAGTCTTACGCCGATCTGATCACTTCCTGCACCAGCAACATCAAGCTTATAAGATGGCGTTGTTCCTATACCGATATTTCCCGCAGTTACAAAATTATCATCTGTCTTTAACGTATCTGCGGCGCTTCTATAAAGATTTGTATCGCCATTTGTTCCTAGAACTAATTTACCTGTATCAGCTTGCCATACCCATCGATTTGCAGTATTTCCGAAGATATGAACGTTCTCACCGGCCACGCTTTTATTATATTGAAGTTCTACTGCGCCGCCACTTCTATTAATCTGGGCCAACGTGAATGTATTGTATCCATCAGTAAAGCTAGATGCTGTAATTGTTCCAGCGCTAAAGTTGCCAGATGCATCACGCGCTACAACTTTACTTGCAGTATTTGCGGATGTTGCATCAACCGCAAATGTAACCGCCACTGATCCATTATAACTTGAAGAAGGACTTCCGGTCAAATAAGATCCAGCTGTCAAAGCATTACTAAGAGAACCAATTAATGTTCCACGGAAGTTAACGGCTTGAATATCGCCTTGAGTTCCGCTAAATACCTCACTACTATTCGTAGCGTCTGGAATAAAAGTAAAATATCCAGTGCTATCATCAAATCCAAAGAATCCTACTTTAGCAGCAGTTCCATTATGCCATCTAAATTCTACGCCACGATCTTTATTATCATCTGTTGTTGGGGCGGTATCGCCGCCTAAAGTGATAATTGGATCATCAATTGTGGTTACTGTGGAATTTACAGTAGTTGTGGTTCCGTTGATGATTAGATCACCGCCAATTGTAACATTACCATAAAAAGTTGAACTTTTATCTGGAGCAATATAAAGAGCTTTATCACTAGCGTATGTTGCACTTGTTCCATCGGTTGTATTATTAACACAAAATGCTAATCCACGACGATTCCAAGATCCTCCGTGTGGATCATAAGCAATGATTGCTGCTTTGTAATAAGTATTATACTGTTTTGAAGTAAATGCTATAATTGAAGCTTCTCCAGCGGCAGACATATCAGCATTAACTGCAAATGTTGCTCCAGCTGACGCTTTAGCTACTTCAAGATTATATGATACTGATGTGGTTCCGATGCCTACTCTTCCAGTTCCATTAGTCAAATAAACGCTACCGTTGTTTTGATTATTAATATATATACCACTTGCATCTTCAGCATTTAACCAAAGTGGCCCAGAACCAGAATGTATATGAGCATTACCATCATCAAATAAATATACGCGTTGTCCATTTGTGCCAATTCTGGCATCTCCTACAACATGGAGTTTATAAGTTGGAGTAGTAGTACCAATACCAAGACTTCCAGCTTCCGTTAAAACCATTTTTTCACTTGTATTGGTGTAATTGTACCATCTTAAATTGTCATCCCCGCTTTCTCTCAATCCGACGAACCATTTGGTTGAATTTGCCGTGGAGTATCCTATACCATTCCAAACATTTGTGGCACTTCTATTTAGTTTAACACCAAGCGAATTATCTACATTTGCAGCAATGTCTCCACTGACATATAATTTTGATGTAGGACTTGTTGTTCCTATACCAACATTGCCAGAACTGGTAATGCGCATTTTTTCACTTTGCGCGTCTGTCTCAAATGCAATATATGCACCAGTGCGATTTGTAGCGATTCTTAAACGATTAGAATTATAATTTCCATCCAAGAAAGCAATTTGACTTTCGCCACTATTTAATTCTAAATATGAACTATATGATATAGTTTGAGAAGCAACGGTTATTCTTCCTCTGCCAGTCGTCGTCGTTACTTTGAGACCAGCCATATCTAAATCGCCTAAAACTTCTAAACGTTGCGAAGGTGCGCTTGTTCCTATACCAACCCAACCTCCAACTGAAACTCCATTATATGTTGAATTTGATTGCGCTATAAATAATCTGCTATTACCAGCTTGTCTTATATCTATTGCATCTGTTGTATCATTTGTATCAATAACTCCTCCCCCACCAAAAAATTTTATAGTTGCTCTGTATATATCTGTCCAAACACCGTTAGCAGAGTCTCTAACTCTAATACCAGTTGTGGCAGAATTTCCTGTCGCAATTTCTAATTTGTTAGTGGGATTTGTTATGCCAATACCAACATTGCCATTATATTTCGCAACAGATGTCTCATTTGAGAAATAGAAATCGGTATTGTAGCCAGTTACAACAGAACTTCCAGTTGCAACAAGTTGAAGTCTTCGACTCGTCACCGTTGCGTTAATATTTGTTCCGTCATCGGTAAAGGCCAATTTTGAACCAATGAGTGTGAGTTCGCCATCAAACGTCGTGCTACCAGAAGTATTAATTGTCATTCTGGTGACAGCTGCTACAACATCTCTAATATAGAAAGCGTCAGTTGTAGCGTTTAATCCAATGTCCCAATTTCTAGTTGAATTATCGGATAAATTAATAACTGGGCCAGCGGCATCAAGAACTCTAATTGATCCTCCTTGGATATCAAGTTTATATCCAGGAGAGGTTGTTCCAATACCAACATTACCCGATGTTGTAATCCGCATCTTTTCATCGGTGGAAAAACTTCCATTTTGACTTGAAAATCCAAATACTAGTCCGCCACCGTTTTTCCCAACATATCCGTGATGATATGCGTTTGTAGTATCAGTGAATGTTTGATATACCGGACCGTTTCCCCCAGAAATAGATAAATTTAATGTTGTTAATGGACTTGTTGTTCCAATTCCTAAATATCCACTTGTGCTAACGTGTACATTTTCAGATCCATTGATGCCTAATGAAATTCCATTAGCATAAGATGTTAATAAAAGTTTTCTTGTAGAAGATTCAATGCGATTTGTTGTGCCGTCCCACTGACCAAGAACAAGCGCCGCATTGTCTGTTGTCGAAGTAATAATCTGTCTTTTATCTGCGCCAAAAATATGAAGCTTTGCACTTGGCGAAGCGATACCAATTCCTAAATCTCCAGAAATATAATTCGCGCCAGTTCCATTAATCGCCAGTGTATCGCTATTATACCAAACGCCAGAAGGCGCATGATACCTAATAATATCATTATTTTGCTTGTTTAATATTCTAACATCGTGAAGCTCATCAATCTCAAGACCATTTTGAATTTTAACGAGAATCTCACCCGCGCTCTGGTGTGAACGAACACAGAAACCAACTAATACACTATGCTGTGGAGCTTGTGGTTTAGTTGAAGTGATCGCGCCAGAAACTGTTGGTGAAAGATAAAGGGCTGCGCCTTCTGCAAATCCAGTTGTATTAAGATTAGTGAGCAAGCCATTTGTGATAGCATAACCGTCTGCCATCGAAGCGATATCTTCAGCGGCCAAACCAAATGTATTTGCTGAAGTAGTATCTGCTGCTCCAAGAGCTAAAGAAATTGATGGGCGATTACCTTGCGCGCCACTAACATAAATAACTGAACCTTTTGAAATTGTAGATGCAGTACGATTTGTTACATACTCATAATTTTGTAAGCCAACACGCAAATCAACATTGCCTCCTTTAAGGCCAAGATTCATTGTGCCTACCCCATCTTCCCAACTTAATTCCGCAGGATCAGGATTAATTCCTAATCCAGAGTGAAATGTAATCGAATCAGTATGGGTGATAGTACCACTGAATGCGCCAGTATAATAACCTGTAAACGTTCCGCTTAAGGCAACAGTTCCAGTAATATTCGCGCCATTTAAAAAATAAGAACTATCAAGACCATCAAGAAGTTCAGAATCAGCAGCTTTACCGCTAACTGATCCTGTGTATGTTCCAGTTAAATTTGCCGCGTTTCTAAAAAATGAACTATCGTAATTATCTAGTTTATCAGCATCGGTGGCTTTGCCAGTGATACTTAGATACAGGCCGCTTAAATTTAAATCATTTATAACTCCCGTCGAGTCAACGACTTGGAAATTAATCTGTTGATTACCTGTGCCTAGATAATACTTACCCATATTCCTTTTATATTAAATTTTTTAATCCGTCATTCAACCATTAAACTACAACAGTGCTAATTACACTTGCTGTCCATTTAATAGTCGCTGACGCTTGACCTTTTACTTGCAATTTTAAGGAATCAAAAGTATTATCGGCATCAACATAAACTTCCCAAACATTATTAGAATCATCGCCAATTTTTGTCACATGCGCATAGCCAACAATTGCAGAATTTCCAGCCTTATTAGCGACCAAACAATCATAATTCCAAGAAGCTGCTTTTTGATTTACAAGATCAAAAGCTGTTATTTGACCCTTAAAAGATACGGCAGAATTTGAAGCTAATGTAATTCTACCATTAGTGCCATTTAAAAACATTTCTGTAGTAGTGTTATCTGTGGTTGTGCAATATACTACAAGATGATCACTTTTTGCCTGAGCAGATCCAGAAACAGTCAATCCTCCAATCGTAATGTCGTTTGCTGTTGATGCTCCATTTGTGGTTGTCGCATCAAGAGTTAATTCTGATGTTACCGGAATATTATAATAAACTGTACCGTCGTTAGTAAATGTCCAACGATCAGTTCCTTCGTTCCATAGTAAAGCTGTATTAGTCTGTGTTCCACGCTCAACTTCGACGCCAGCATTTTCACTAGGAGCAGATCCAGTATAATCTCCATTGAGAAGAACTATACTATCACCAACCGAAACTGTATTACTGTCAATTGTTGTTGTTGTGCCTTGTACAGTAAGATTTCCAGTGATAATGAGTCCGCCATCAATTCTTAAAACTGTTGGGTCTGATTTATAAACTGAAACTTTATTCGCATCATTAAGACCAAAAATAAGAGCATCAGCAGAACTTGTTGCTGCTTCCAAAATAACTGGACCAGATTTTACTGTTACTGAATCAGATGCGTCACTACCAAGAATTGTATTACCGCTTACAACCAGATCGCCGCCAATATTAATTCCATTTGTAGTGCTATTTCCACTGTTTGTTACGCTTTGTAAATCTCTGCCAAGAGCTTGATCAATAAGAGGTCTCAGCATTCCAGAGAGACCGTAAACGGCATTTTCGCTAGGAGCAGTAGTTGTTACTCCGCTTGCAATTTGATCACGAACAATGACGGCTGTTGTTCCAGTAGCAGTTAAAACGTGACCGTATGTATCATAAGTAAAAGCAATTCCTGTGATCGCTGAACCTGCAAGGGCATTTACTGTAAGATCTGCAACGCTTGATGTATCAGTGTGCGAAAGTACAATCGCATCATTTGAAACTGAAAGATCTAATGCCGCGCCACCCGAAATTGTTACACTATCAATGAACGAAGTGCCGCTTACTCTACCTGTTAAATTAATTGCGGCAATATCGGTTCCAGTAGATAATGCTGAAATTTGATATAGTCCACCAGCGTTAACGTAAAGATAACCAGAGAGACCTGTGCCAAAATCAAAAACGGCTTTATTGCTTGGAACAGTTCCAGTTGTATTACCAGTAACACTTTGTTCAATAAAGTGCTGCTTAACATCAGCGGCAACTACTGACGCATCGCCAGTAGTGAAATTGATTTGATTGCCGATTTGTATTCCTGTATAATAAATTGCCATTTTATTTTTCTCCGGTTATATAATTTACACGATTTATCTTACTTCTGTTAAATTTAAATAACCGACCCAACGTATAGTTGTGTCGGTTTTTCCTGCTACTTGTATTTTTAAGTAGCCATAGGAAGTATCCGCTGAAATAGCTATGCCGCTGCACCCAATCTCATCTGCAAAACGGATAGTTTGCAAGTTTCCTACTATTTGCGTAAAGCCAGCGCTTGCGCCTTTTTTGATACCTCCATCTGAATTAAAAATAGCTGTATTGTTGTTAGTGTCCTTAGCTATAACTCTTAATTTAAAATACCAAGAAGAATTATCTGGCAAAGACAATTTTTTAGTAGTATTTGCGAACTGCAATTCTTGCAGCGAGTCGTTTGCGGTTTCTCTTTTTAAAATAAACTCTGAAACTTGAGCGTCTCCATCAGTAGAGAAATTTCCATCTGACATTACTCGCAAACCAGTAAGATAATTATTATATCCAGAGCCTTGTAAAACTGTTCCGCTTACAGTTAGATTTTTTTCAAATATTACATTATTGCTTGGGTCAATTTTATCTTCCCACAGGCCTGTAACAAATGAATATTGGCCACTTGTTAAATGGAAATACTCTCCACTCGTTCCACCTTGTAAGTCAGGCGAAGAATTATGCAATAATTGATCAGTTTCAATTAAAGATACTGGACCTTCAGCACCAGAAACAATAACTTCTGTTGGTGATTGAATTCCCGAAACTATAATTTCTACTACGTCTGGCATTTTATGATAATGTGGTTATGTTTGTATCAACATATACCGTACCCTTCATAATTTTTTGAAAGGTATTATTTTGATACTTAACCAGCACATCATATTTTAAAGGACCAGGATGAAGAACAGCAGTTTGAGCGGCAGTCAAAGAAAGAGTAATTTGACCAGAAGCGGGAGAAGTTTTTGTAACAGTAAAAGTCTGTATTGTTGGAAAATAATAATCTTGCTTTATTTCAGCATCTATAGTTGCATTAGTGACATCAATTACACTACCGTTGCTGTCTTTTAATACTAATGTTATTGAGAAATCCGTATTTCTTTCAATAGAAAGATTATATGTTGATGCGGACATGATGGTGGCTACTAATCAATTTACACAAAAAGCGCACCGTAAAGATGCTCTTAAAAACAATTATTTTAGGCTTTTAGCCTCTCACATAAGTATTATAAAATCCTGTGCCAGTCAAAGTTAATACGTCATTAAGCATATTTTTCGCACCAACCTGTAATGGCGCAGCTTGATATGAATTATAAGATGCTACAAGACGATTAAGCTCATCAAAATTATCTTTGGACATTTGACGAAATTGTTTGCTAATTTCGTTGCTATTGACGAATGTTACGGAACTATCTTCATCTCGGATCGAAATAATAGCACTGCCAGATCCACCAGCCGCAGCTTTAATGGCATTTCTAGACTTTTTCTTATAATAATGACCTAAATATAAATGCTTATAAATATTCGCTTGCTCTTGAGTCAATTCTGCCGCTGCGCCACTAAGATCAGTATAAATTAAATTATTTAACTCTCCTAGATTAGCCTCCATCCAGCCAGAAATTGAACTGAGATTTACCTCTGAGGTATCAGCGTCAAATTCGTAGAAAAAAATGCCACTTGCGACTTGAAATAAATTAGCCATTTAAAATTTTAGTGAGCTTTTCTTTTTGCTCTTTTGAGAACATCTCTTTTTGTTGTGGTTGAGGGGAGAAATATCCTCTGGACTGCACATTCTGAGTATCAAATTGACGTAAAAGACGGGTTTTGATAGCGGCCATAGTGCCTGACCCATCTATCTTGAGTTTTCGTGCAAAATCTTGCAACTGTAACTGCGACATATTATCAATATCTTCTTCAAAAATTTTACGATTAGCTGTGCCAAAAATATTAACTTCTTTAATGCCAAGAACTACTTCTAACTCTCTTACTTTTGAGCGATATTCGGATGAATTTTTATCCGCGATAGAATTAAGCTGATCTAACAGACTAGCTTTGCTGACTTCAGTAGACTGTCCAGTTGAGATTTCCATACTAAATACTATCGTAACATTTACACATTTCAATGATTTAAATGAAATAAAAAACCCGCCCCTTTCGAGGCGGGTTTTTAACAGGTTTTTAAACCTTAGACGATCTTGCCGAGCAGAGCGCGAACATCAAGAACTACGCGACCTTCCTCAAGGGAGCCGAAGTAGCCAATCTTGTTCTGACGGATGCTGTATTGATCATCAGCGACCAGCGAGAATTCCGAATTGGAATCTGGATCAGTTGCTACAACACGGAGGAGTGAATCGCGAGTGCGATCAATACCTACGATGATTTCTTCAGAAGCGGCGGTGAAACCGTTAGAGCCTGTGCCATCAGCTTTTGTGTAAGCTGTAGCGCCAGCGGCTGTGCCGAAGATTGTGTTGAATTTCTGACCTTTTCCAAGCTCGCTGAACTCAAGGATGGAAACACCGTAGAAGCTGGGAATGCCAGCGGCACCATAAATGGCGCTGCGCATCTCATCAGTAGCGGTGATACCAACTGTTGAGCCTGTGCCGCCAGAAGCTGTAACTCCAGCAACAGTGTTGATGGGGTTATAAGCCATAGCGCGAATCTGCTCAACAATCTCTGGAGAAACCAGAAGATCAGTTACACCAACACGCGAACCAGTAGCGGGTGTGCCTTTGGCCCATGATGTGTTAATGCGCTTTGCGAGTGTGAGCAGTTCGTTCAAATCGGCAAGAAGGAAACGTCCAGAGGTATTTGAGCGCTGGATATGTTTCTTACCGTTTGTGGAGGCGTTAGCCAGAGCAGTCATTGCCAGTGTGGCAGAGGTGCGCTCCTGCTTGAGCAGGATTTCCTGAGCCATACGGGTGAAGGTTTTGGCGACGACATCCATACGATGCTTGGCAGCGTAACGGCGGTCAAAGGAGAGGGCGCTGTCCAACGAATAAGTTGTCAGCTTCATCTCTGAGACTGTGGGAAGAACCTGATTGGTGGGAAGACCACCAGCTACGGACTGCGAGTATACAGTGATGTAGTCCTCGTCAGTTACGTCGTAGTACAGGTCAAGAGGAATGCTGGGATTATCATCAGCGTTATAGGAGAGGCTTGTGAACAAGTTGCTCAGTGTGGGAGCATTGTTGATAACCTCTGCGAGAACGGGTCCGATGAACTCAGCGAGTGCGACTTGAGCATCATAAGCAACAGTGCGATTGCGGCTAGCCATTGCTTTGATAAGCTCAATCTGTTCTGGGGTGCGCTTTAATGTGATTTTCATTTAAGTTGTTTCCTTTCTTATTACATGCGCAGACCTACTACTGCGAAGTTGCCCGCATAAGCGTCAGAAACGCTTGTGAGTGCGGTGCGTGAACCTGTGCCGAGAACGATGCCGAGTTTGCCAGCATCACTGTGGGCGCAGCCGGTAACTTTACCACCATTGGCGGAAAGCTTGAAGCCTGAGCCAACGGTAAGAGTACCGTCGATAGCCGCAGATCCAAGAGTGAAGATGCCGCGAGTAGCGACTGGAACGGCTTGGCCGGGCAGTACGCACATCAGCTCTTCAGCTTTTTGGCGATAATAGAGAAGTTTTTCACCATTCTCGTCGTACTTTGCAGTCTGACGGAGAGTGAGACCAAGGCAGTTGGTCAAGTCACCCGAGGCAGCAGGGGTGATCTTGAGGTTTACCTTTGGATATTGGTTAACACCGACATGGGGGAAGTCGGTCTTGCCGAGATAAGAGTCGGAAGAGTATGAAACAGGGTCAAGGTCAAAGTTGCCAGCGGAAACTTTGACAAATACCCCTGCGTCACCAGTTCCAACGCCGGTTACGTTTTCGTTGACAGCTTCGTCAACGAGAGCGTACATGTTTACCACATCATTCTCGTTATATTGACGGAATGGTAGGAGACGATTAGCCATAATAGTTGTCCTTTGAGTTGTTTACAGTTAATTATTATTATTTAGAATAGCTTACGCTAATATTTTCGCGAGAGAACGCTTTGGCGAACTTCTCACGGAAAGACTGCTCAACAGCAACCTTGCTGTCAGGAGCTTTGTTGGTAGCCGTTGCGTTTTCAAGCGCAGCAGCAACGTCAGCCTTCTGTTCCTCGACTTTTACTTCGGGGGTTGCAGAAGCTTTGCTGACTTCTTTGAGACGAGCTTCAACCTGCTCGGAGATTTTCTTTTCAATCTCGGCGGCTTGAGCTTTGATAAACTCTTTGTTCTTATGCTTCCAAACGGCAGAGAACTTCTCTTTATAAGAAGCAAATGCCTCTTCGGTAGTCTGAAGAGCTTGAACCTCACCAATGATCAATTTGCGATCTTCGTCGCTGAGATCATAAGCGGCATCAAGTTCACCAACGCGAGCATTAAGACGAGCAACGGCCTCTTCTTGGGCTTTTGCTTCTTTAATCTTATTAAGCTCTTCTTGTGTTTTGGCAAGTTCTGCCTTCATTGATTCTACTGAAGCGACTGTCTCATTGTAAAGCTTCTCGGCTTTGTCCTTAGCGGCCTTCTCGGCTGCAATGGAGTCGCGATACTCTGCGTCTTTTTGTTTGATGGCTTCAGCGAAATGGCTGGTCATTGAAGCGACAGCCTCTTCACCAAACTTTTTCTCAAGAAGAGCAGACTTTAACTCTGTGATAAGTTTTTCTAAGTCCATATGGTTTATTGTTTTTACATTTTTTCTCTCTAAAATGGAATTTGATTTTTTATTCGACAAAAACGCTTGAACTTCTTCGATGCAATTTTCAGTCGCTTCCACCTCTTCATTTTTGTTTTCGTCCTCTTGTAATGAGAATGACGGAGCATCTTCAAATGCTACAACGCCATTGACTTGCGCAGCTGGATTTGTAGTAAATCCACCACCTAAAGGATAAATTTCTCCAACTATTAATCTATAAACTGGAGTCCCATCTTTTAATTTACCGGAGCCACCTTTTGCTTTTAAAAATGGAGCAAACTCTTCAATTTGCTTTGGATCAGTAATAATATCAGCCTCTTTTAAAGATTGACTACCAACCGCTAAATAATAATTGCTGAAACCAATTTCCCAGCTTGCAGAAATTGAATTATAAAAAGAATCTTTTGGGTCAGAATTTCTCAACATCAGCGATGTAAATTTTTTATCAACAGTTTTGTAAATAACGCCAGCAACTGATAAATAAACAGGATCAAGACTTTTACCAACTTCTTCTTCTGTCAAAAATTTGTTATCGGAAATTCTATTGAAAGAATAATTTGTAATATGGCCAACGACACGTTCTTTGTTGTGCTCAATATTAAGATATTTATTCATAAAGCGCTTTGCAATTTTTGATGCGGTAGCGCCAGAAATACCGTCTCCATTATTATTGATCATATTCGGAACCGCAAGATTAAAAGAAACTCCAAGAAGATCGGGATTATCTTCAAAATCTATTTTTGGAGAAAGCTTTTTAAGCTCGTCCAAAGAGGCTTTGGATACTTTGAAGCGTTCATCCGAAATACCATAACAAGCGACAGCAACATTGTCCAAAATCGTGCTATACTTGAATGCCATATTTTATTTTACAGCAGAATGATGCAAAATGGCCGCAGAATATTCATCAAGTAAAAATTCATCAGCTGTATCAAGAACAGACTGCATTGGTTGCAGCTTTTCGATTTCGTCAAGATTAGCCATACATTTCTGAACACTCGCGACCCAATCTTCTCTTGAACTTGACGCAATAACTTTCTTGCAAAGATTCGCTACATTTGATTTTTGTTCATCGCTTAAAGAAGCTACAGCAAATTTCTTTGCTGCAAAATCTTCAGCAGCTTTCATAAAAGCATCTACTTCATAAATTGTAGTTTGAATATCTTTTCTTGATGCTGTTGCGCCAACAGGTCTACCAGCGCCAGATTGTTTAGGTGCTGCGGTAGGAGTTGGTGTCGCTCCTTGCACCATCGGTACACCACCAACGATTGGATTATAATATCCTTTCTCTCGGTCAGCAACAAATTTCTCCTGCGCAGAAGAAAGATCAGCAACATTAGGTAATTTACCATTATTAATAGATTCGATACCTTGCTCTGGAGTAAGAATTCCAATTTCCATCAAACGGCTGATGGTTCTCATATATTGAGTTTCATCTTTCAAATCAATCTCAGTAAATTTGGCGGTTGGCCAAGCGCGGAATCCTAAATCTTTTGAAATGCGAATAATTTCTGGCTGAAGAACATCATTAAGGAATGCGTTTCTAGCTTCTTTCAAGCGCTCCATAAAGAAACTAATTTTAGCGCTTTGACCATTATACTTTTCATTTCCAAGCATAACATTCATCAAACCCTCTTTGATATCTTCATTCAAAACTTCATATTTTTCCTTGCCAACAACTTTCTTTAAATCAGGAATAACGAAATCAGCTTTTGTAGTATAATCAGAAACTAATACGCGACCAACACTTTCATTTAAAAATAAAGTTTGCATTGCAGCCATATTGGCAGGATTAATGCCACCCTTATCTGGCTCTGCGCCCATTGTAATTAAAAGAATTACATTCTCTACAGTACGGGCAATAGCTTGATCAATGCGTTTTAATTCAATTTTAGCATTAATGTCTTCAAGAACAGGATAGGCGAATGGAACTGCGAATGGCTCGTAATCTTGCTTTTTGTAAAAAGAATAAAGCAAATATTTTGGATCAAGCTTCATGTTCAAACCGTCTCTAAAATATTGTTTATCTTTAATTTTCTTTTGGATTTCTGGCTCAAAACCATTTAAAAGTTCAACGTCGGCATCATCCTTTGGATTTTTCAAACGCTCCAACTCATATTCGGAAAGAACTTTTTCATAAACAGCTTCGGCAAAAGAACTAGAAATTTTTGCCACTATTTCATAGGGATTAATCAAAATATAACGCAATGGAACTTTATTATTTTTGATTCCATTCTCACTTAAACCAGAAAGAAGCTTAAAATCTTCTGCATTAAATTTCCCATCGATACGATAAAGAAAAATATTACCACTGCGATAATATTCGCGGAAATATTGATCTTTAAGTTTCCAAAGTTTAATTTTTTCAAACCATTTTTGAAAAAACTCACGACTACGCTCAGTTCCGCCTTCAAGATAAACATCTGTATTTGCAAATTCTGTGGCGATATCAATTGTATTTCTAACAATAGCTACATTAGCATAAGCTTTTTGGCAAAGCATAATGGCATCGCGTACATCAACGCCATCTTTTGTATATTCATAAGGTAGAAGCCCTTGGCTGAGTAAAGAATATCTACCTACATTAACGTCAGTTCCATTTCTTGGAATTTTTATTTTTGTAGAACCGCCAGTTTCTTTTGATCTTGAATAAGAAGCTTGAGAAACTTCTTTATAAAACGGTTCGCCAAGAAGTTTTGGCTCATAGGAAGCCTGAGAAACTTGAACTGGTTGAACTTTATTAAATCTGGTCCAATAATCAGACTTTTTATTATATTGGCGTGCCATTTTATTATATATTAAAAGTTACACTAAAAGTATCAAAAGTACTTTCAATAACTTTTACCTAGCGAAAAATGGCACAAATGTAGAAGTTGTTTTCTCAACTTTTACATCCATCATATCGAAATATACCTTGGTCATCCAATTACCAAGGACCAAACAAGAATAGGAGTCTTTTCTTGTTTTTTCTGCTCCACTCTGTTTTCTTAATTCTGGCGGCAAATCAAAGCTTTGATGCCCATTAGCTGTTGTTGTGGGCATAATAAGAGAGCATTCTGCCTTAACAAGTTCAATCATATCGGCCTGATGATCAACGAAATCAACCATTTTTGCTTCAGCGCTTTGACCATCTTCTTGATCTCGGATAAACTTAAGTCCTTTAATTGGAATATTTTTGCTTTTTTGCGTTGTAAAATCATTATCTACGGCTTCGGCTGCGAAAAGAATCTTTCTGTGATCAAAGTTAGACTGAAGAAGTTCATTAGCGTATCTTATCCAACCGCTAGTTGGAATGCGTAAGTAGCAAATTTTATTAGTGCTTTTATTATATGTATTTCTTGCTTTTCTTAACTCATCTTGGTAAGTTTCTGGAGTATCAAAGTCTGCCTCAAAAATTTTAATTTCAATTTTATTGTTTTTAAAAAGTTCGCTTTCATTTGCAGCGTTTATAAACTGCAAGCCTCCGTTATAGTCACCGCACATTGCAACAATATTAAAATGAGTGAACAAATAATGAAGATACTCAATATGCTTTTTTAAGTTTGTTCCAGAAAGCGCATAATTATGTACAAGAATTCCTTTACGAGTTGTTTTATCCAGTTTGATTACGTTCATTGCAAAATCGTCAGAAGATTCGTTTTCTGCCCAAGATGGGTCAAAGCTTAAAATATATTCTGCATTCTTTTCTCCCGCCAATTCAATAGACTGCCCCTCTCCAACTTTAATTGTACATTCATGCATTTTACTAAGTTTGAAATAACCAGAAGAGTCGTCAACAAATTGTGAGCCGAATTCTCTTTTAAATTGTGATTCGGACATCGTTGCCTTAGCTTGCGTCAACAAACTTTCATCATATAAGCCATGAGGCGCAATATCATAAGAAAAGTGCAATATAGCTCTTGTCGCTGCGCCTTTAGCGTTTCTTTCTGGCGTGACAATCAAATCCTCGTACTGTTTGTACAGTTTATACATGTATTCAAACTGATAAGATGCAGAGGATAGAACAATAATCTTATTATTGGGCCAAGCAAACCTATCTTCCTCTTTCATTTCTCCGCGCTTAATTAGTTCAGTCTCTAAATCGTAAACTTGTTTTCTTTCGGTTGGGTTTTGCACAACGGAAAGGAACGGAATAATAACTTCATTAAAAATGCGATCAGGCATCAGCAAGAATTCATCGATCATCATGCGGTGAAAACGAAAACCGCGCAGCTTTTCACCGTCTCCAAGTGGCAAACAAGTAATTTTACTACGCCCAATTTCCATTGTCCATTCGTCTGAGCTTTTGGAAACTTTGGTTATGCATTGTTTCAAAAATACAGCGTTAGGCTTTTCTGCAATTTCTTCTATCTTACGGAAAATCATTTTAGCCTGACGGAATGTTTTACTAACAATGCCGATATGCACACCCTGATTTAATATTGCGTCGAGAGACGCAAATACTGCACAGGTAAAGCTCTTTGAGAGTCCACGACTCCACACCATCATAGAATAATCCGTTTCAAACATGGTTTTAATTGCCATATGTTGAAATGGGAACAACTTAACGCCACAAATAATCTCCGAAGAAAATGAAATATTTGAACGCAAGAATTTGTAGAGAAGAATTTTAGCTTCTCTTTCTTCCAAGAATCCTTTCTTTTCAAGGATCTCTTGATTTACGTTACGGAATAAGCTTTTTCTTTTTTGGTTTCCTTCGATCCAAGCCATGATGAGTTCTTGTCTATAAAATATTGAACGTCTACATCCCAAAGTGCGCTACCAATGGCAGTTAGCTTTGGAATAATAATTTCACTATTGGTTCTGTTACCCGAAAATATAAATTGGCAGCTTTTTGCAAACTCATGCTGCAATAATCTCATATTATGATATATAAATTTTAAATTCGCCTTATGAGGAGTAAAGTCGTTGTTACTACTTATACGTTCTAAAGTAGATTCTACCACAATAAATAAATAACATTCCATATCTTTGCATCTTTGCAGTTCACGCCTAAATCTATCCAGATTTTCACCAACTAATGTACCTTTAAAATCAGATTCTGACTTTCTATCTACGAATGTTTTTGTATAATTTGAACCGCTAGCGGTATAATCGCCAAAATCTAACTTTACTTTCTTTTCGCTTTTAAAGCTTAAAGGCTGCTGTTCTCTGGTATCAACAAATATATTAATATTAGAATAATCTTCGTAAAACTTTTTGGGCAAACTCTTTTTAAACATAGGCTCAATTCCTATTTCTGCACAAACATTAGAATAAGACCCAAAATGTTTCTTGTACAAATCAACTGTCGGCATTTCACTAGTTTCCAACTCTAAATGACATGGCGCATATTTTAAATCTTTGCTTTTTATTCTATAAGCCAGCATTTTTTTAATTTGAGCTTTAACAGTTTCTGGCGATTCTATCTCACACCATCTCAAAAGCTGATTTCTGTTTTCAAAGTCCTTTTCAAAATAAGACTCCTTGTCCTTAAATTGCAAATAAGTGCCTGTTAGCAGGTTTTTTCTAGGATAATGTGCAAGATAATACTCATCAAGACCAATCTTGTGCTTTTTTAAATGCGCATGTAGGCTCCTTTCGGAAGGAAAGGAACTGTGGCATATTTTGCAACAGTTGGAATTGTCAGACTGCATCTTCTAATGATATTCCTAATATACGAGCCTTCCACTCCACCATAGTTTCCATTTTTTTACCTTCTTCAGTGACAAGTGACTTTTGCATCTCTGCAATTTTAATCATATTAGCGCGCTCTTCTTCGTCTTGAAAGAGTTGGACAATAGAAAGAATAGAGGCGTTTTCTTTTTGCCTAGATGAAATTCTTTCGCGCCTATCGCCTTGCAATTTTTTAATTAAACTTTCCACTCTGCCTTCGCATTGGTGATACTCGCTGCTTTTAGCCTTGATGATTTCGGCCAAACGAATGCTCATTTCATTCTGTTCTTGAGTTTCCTCAAACATTTTATTCAACTTATCTAAATGCCTTGAAGTGGTTTCTAAATTAATGATTTCTTTGCAAACGTTCATGTACAAATTAACCTCATCAGCGGTCAAATCAGGCTTGTCCCATGTCATGCGGATAAATTCTTGCTCAAATATATTCCTATCATCTTGTGATGTATAACAATTAATAATTTTTTGAAATCTTGAGTTAGACAAATTGATGGCGAGTTTCTCAGCGCATACTTTATGGTGTCTGGTGAGCCTATCTTTATCTATTTTCTCTCCCGTGGCTTCATTAATTCTATTAATTACTCTCTCTAATGATCGGGGTGTTTGGTATTTTACAAACATCGCATCATCAGATACGGCATTATTTTCACAACCAGAATTTCTGATATGAGCGGCAACAGTTCTGTGTTCCAATCCCATTGCAGAGATTGGGCGGTCTGGATAAAGAAGCTCTGCAATTCTTAGTGCCGAGATTCCGTTAGCAGCCTGATCCTCAATGAACTGTTCTTGTTCTGGAGTGAGAGGGAGTTCGCCAACTTTTTCGTACTTAGATGTTTTGTATTGTATTTTATTAGAGGCAAGCAAAGATCTGATCGCAATTCCTTGCTTTGTTCTGCCGTCAAGATTTTCATCGTTAAAAAATTTGCGCGTAATAGTATTTAGATCTGGAAACTCCTTGGCGATTTCCATAATCCTCTTTTTGTCTTCGTCACTGAAACTTATTTTATTGTTGGCCACCTAAAATATCCTCGTCTTGTAAGATTTTAGTCGCTATCTGTTTAAATAACTTTTTAAGATTTTTAATTTGTTTATAGCCAGCTTTCTTACCCTTTTCATTCGTTTTGTATCCCATTTCCATTGCAACTTTTTCCTCATCTGCGCCATCGATATAAAGCCTTGAATAAACTTTATATTGTTTGGGCGCCAAACGATGTTTCATTTCTTCGTGAAGTCTCTGTGCGCTTGATAAAACATCAAAGTTTAAATCTTTCATCCCCTGTACAGACTCTGAATGATTTTCTATAGAGACAGAAAGCTTCACATCATATGCACACTTTTTTGTCTTTTCCCATTTTCTATACAAGGGGCATTCGCCACATTGTTTTCCGCTTGGAGTTATTGAACAAGCTGGAGGTTCGTTGCCCATGCTGAACTTACAAGATAAACAAGGGCGAACATAATTAGAGTAATTATTGCGCAGAAGATTCTTGATCTGGTTTACGGTAATACGCGCAATCCAAGGTTCAAGTGGGCGATCTTGCTTCCACATTTTCCATTTTTTTGAAATGTGAAAACGAATGATTTGAGCAACATCCTCATAATCCATCCAAGCAATAGCTTTAAGCTGCCAGATATATCTGTGCTTTTCTATAATCCTATCGATAACTTCTTGCTTGTCTTCGTATTTAATCTTCTCGCGCCTTTGTGCTTCCATATTTGGTGGGGGACAAGCTGTCTATCCCACCAACTCTTTTTGGAGCGAATTTCCTTGCTCCAGCTTGAGGGTTACGCGATAAATCTTCTAAATTAAAAGCCCTAAAGCCCCCTTCCATTTCGATTTCTACATCAAGCTTATCGATATCGGGAAGTTCGTCGACACTTGTGTTGTCTTCTGATTCATCCTCTATATCTTCAGAACTTGCAGTTCTAACTGGCTTTTTCTGTAATTGAGTCGAAACCTTCCCGTTCATGGGACTTCCACATTTTGAACAAAAGTTTGGGGCAAATCCAACATATTCATGCTTGCCTCCACAATTTGTACAGAAAACGCTTGCCATATATTACTCTTTTTCTAATTTGTTAAGTTTATCGCTGAGATTTTCTAGCTTTACCAATATTGTAGCTATATCTCTTTGAATTTCAACCATCTTATCAGTATTTACTGGCTTGCCCTCGTCATCTACAATCTTTGACAAGCGACGCGATATGCTCTTAACCTCTGCATTGACATAAGAAAGCTGCTCTGCTTGAATAGTAATCTCTTTAGCTACTGGTAAGAAATCGTCTCTTTTTACATAGGTCGCGTTCAAATAAAATAAAAGGGCGGCAATAGCCATGCCGCCCATAATTTTAATTAAATTAGCCCAACTGCTCAAAAGGGACAGCTTTTCTTCTTGTCTCTTCATGATTATTAATATTTCTAATCTTCTTTACAATGAATTTTAGAATTTCGCTTCTTTTTATATCTTCTTCTGTAAACTCAAACGAGAAGATGCCATGTTGCGCGGAATCCTCGTCTGAAAATAGATCGTAAAAGTCGATAAATCCATTTTTACCTTTGATGTCTGACTGCATAAAGTCTCCGCATAAGAAAATTTTACTCCCATCCCCGACTCTAGTAAGTAGGGTTGTGATTTCTTTGAAGGTAAAATTTTGCACTTCATCTGCGATTACGATTTTATCTGTTAAAGTGCTGCCCCTTAAGAAGTTAATGGGAGTTGCAGAAATTCTTCCGTCATCTTTTAAACGATGTACATCAGTTGGTTCGATTATTTCTTGAATTTTGTCTTCAAGAGGGAGCAGATATGGCTGAAACTTTTCGCCAACTGTTCCTGGCAGCGAACCAAGAGATTTTTCACCGCTTTCAGCGATGGTTCTAATATAGATAATATCTTTTTCATTGTGGTTGATAAGGTTAAGGGCTGCATAGACTGCCATAAAAGTCTTTGAAGTCCCCGCTGGTCCAGCGATAAAGACTATTTTGGTCTCGTCTCCTAAAAGTATTTTTAATAGTTGTTGTTGTTTCTCAGTGAATTTGAATTTGCGTTCTTTGAATTTTATTTCTGTTTTCATCTGCGGAATAATTACTTCCGTAGATGCCGATTTTGTTTTCTTGGGCTTTTTTGCCATAAAGTTACACCATCTCTTCGACTATCTGTAGCCCTCCTTTTGCTACGCCATTGCCATCTACTGAGAAACTTTGTGAACTCAGTACTCCAGCAACTGAAAACGAGTTGCCGTCTGGCATTCCTACTGTCACAGAGACAGTAGTGTTAGGTTGATAGTCAGAAAGCCAATCAATGTTGGATATACCGTTAATTTGCAATGATTTTGTAATTTTAGAAACACTCACTTTAGCAGGATAAGTTCCACCTATTTCAAAATTTGGAGCACGATCAACTTCAACGTTAAAATTTAAATTTTCGTATTGATTTATTGTTTGAGTAAAATTTGGAGCAGAAAGAGTAACACTCATTCCTCTTAACGGAGAAACAATTCCTGTTTGAGCGCCAGTTGGAAAGTCTTGTCCAGCATAAGAATTAATTCCGTCTCCAGTAGCTAACCCATAAGAATCAAATTGCATTTCTACCGCAATTGGTTTCCAAGGCTCCATAGAAAACCCAAATGATTTTAAGAAACATTTATCAAATCTGTAATTAGGAACTTGAATATACGAACCGCTTGTAAAATCTCCAGTTAAAGCTAAAAATCCAGTAAACTGATTAAAGTCAGCGCCAGTGACGGGTATAACCGAAGTTGAAATTGATGCGCTTTTTGGACCTGTTTGAATATAATAATCAAGCTCTTGACCAATTCTTTTAATCCTTTTTAATTGAGTTGTGTTGCTGGCATTAAAATTTAATGCATACAAAATATCATATGATCCTGTCGATAAACTTTGTGAATCGCCAGCAGAAAGAAAAGCCCTGATGTTATTGTACGAAACGTAAGCCATGACAAATTATTATTTGTCCTTTTTAAACATTTTCAAGTCAGCTTCATCAATCATAGACAATCTCTTCAACAACTTAACATTCTCAAGTTTAACATTTTGCATAGTTATTCTGTGTCCGCCAGTTACTATACCTTGCTCATTTACATCGTAAAGAAACAAAGTTGTTGACATCCAACCAATCCGAACAATTCTCGCTGGGTTTTTAGAACCGTCCCAGAAGATAAGAACATCATCCTCTTTTAAGCCAGAAGTCATTCTAAAAATAAGACTCTTGACAATATTGATTATAAATTCTTTAAAAAGCAAAGAGGCTACGCCAGCGACAAGAAGCACTGAGTTCTCAGAAATGAATGCATTAAATTCTTTTTCCATCTAAATCTTTTACACTTTTCTCAAAACCTATTGACAAATGAAAAAAATTAAGTAAAATAATATTTATGACTAGATTAGTCGTAATGTCAGACACACATGGCTCTCATCTTGGGGTACAAGTTCCAGATGGAGATGTTTTAATCCATTGCGGAGATTTCTGTTCTCATGGCCAATACATTGATGCATTAAAATTCGTCAATTGGTTTGGCACGCACCCGCACAAGCATAAAATTTTCATTGCTGGTAATCACGATCTTTATTTTGAACAAGGCAACCCTTCTGACATAGATTCTTTTTTGAGGACTATGCCTGACGGAGTTCACTATCTTCAAGATTCTGGAATTGAACTGGAGGGTTTGAAGTTTTGGGGTAGTCCTGTGCAGCCCACTTTTTTTAATTGGGCTTTTAATCGTGATCGTGGCGAACCAATTAAAAAGCACTGGGACATGATCCCTAAAGGAACTGATGTTCTTATCACTCATGGTCCACCGCATAAAATGTGCGATGTCGCTCCTCAAGCAAAAGGTTTCTATAAACATGTTGGCTGCGTCGATTTATTTGAGGCTACTTTAAGAGTCCAACCAAAACTTCATGTATTTGGACATATCCACTTTTCTGGTGGAAGTAGTTTTGTTATGCCAAAAACAATTTACGCAAATGCTTCTCTTCTCGACGAATCGTATATGCCAGCCAATAAACCTTTGGTAATTGATGTTGACAAAGACAAAAAATTCTCTATAGTAACCGTAACATGAAATCCAAAAAGAAATTAAAAGTCAGCCGCGAAGTTTACATGGAAGACCTTGAGGCGATCCACAATAGAGTCTTTGAAGAACTGCAAAGACGAGATATTTGGTTTGATTCCGTAACGGCAGACAATAAATTCAGCGATGGCTTGATGGAATTTCTAGAAAAATCTTTTGATTCTCCAGATTATAAGAATTACAATTAAGCATGAACGGTAAAGGATCTAAGCCCAGACCATTCTCAGTCTCTCAAGAGGAATTCCAAAAAAACTGGGATGAAATTTTTGCTAAAAAAGCTACTGTTCCAGTAAAAACTCTTGACAACGGCGATCAATTCATTGAGATTCCTCAAGTCTTGATGGATGGTTTAGGTTGGAAGGTTGGCGACGAAATCATTTGGACCGACCAATCTGACGGGACATTCAAATTAACCAAAAAATAATATGGGCATGTTCGACACTATCTCTGTTTCGGGTGATCTTCCTTTCTCACAGGAAATGATCGACCTTGGTATTGATAAAAACAACTTGTCATTCCAAACAAAAGATTTGGACTGCACCATGTCGCATTACATCATTCAAAATGGCGAACTGTTTGAGGAAAAATACAAGACAGAAGAATGGATTGCTGGAGATCCTACTGCAAAAAGCATTATGGATAGAATTGGCTTCATGGAAAGAAAAGGTCCATATTTTGATAAAGTAAATTTCCACGGAGAGATTTATTTTTATGAATTTCTAATGAATGTTCAAGATAAATGGGATTGCTGGGTGGAATTTAAAGCGGTATTCACTGACGGCAAACTGCAAAAGCTTGAACTGTTTAAGTTTGATAAGACCGACAATGCAGAAAGAAAAGCTCGCGATGCTGAAATGAAGGAAAAAATAGAAAAAGAACAAAAGCGTTGGATCAATAAATATTTCTTTTATACTAAATTCTATCGTTTCTTGCATTATAAAATATGGATAAATTTTTGGGATATGGTCGAAAGATTCGCCAGCAAAATGAGGTGCTTATACATATGAAAGATATAAAAATAGAAACAAAAAGGGTTTGGTATTGGCCAACTGAGACTTACATTAAACCATTCGCTCTTTCTATGGAAGATTGGGAAACGTTTGATAATAAGATCAAAAAGAATTACCCAGTTCAATATTTCTTTAGAGAATTTATTGCTATGGAGTATTGGGTATTGAAAACAAAAATCAATGATTTTTGGTGGAAGTTAAAACATTATGTCAAAAACCCAAGAACAGAGATGAGGAACATTGTGTTTCCTTCTCGCTACGAAGACTTGCCAGAAATCATTATAAATTTTAATATCCAAACTATAAAAGAGCTTGTTGAGCGCGAAAAGTATTTTGAGCATTTCGAATCTCAACTTAAAGCAAGGAATAAGAGGGGTCAATTCGAAAGAGACTTAAAAAAATATTATCATTATGTTACCATAACCAGAGAAGAAATGATGAAAGAAGTTTCTGATCTGCTTAACGAAAATTACGAATTACCTTTTGAGAAAAGGCGCGACACATGGAGTAAAAAAATAAAAAAGATTGAAAAGCTTGATGAAGAAATGATCATATGGGTAGCTAAGTATAGACAATATTTTTGGACATGACCCAGCATATAATTAGATATCTTTTTATGCCAGTAAGGGCTTGCATTGGTCTAGTTTTAGCCGCTATAATGACAGTAGTATTTTTACTTGGAGCTTGCCTGTATCCTAATGCTGGCAAAGATTACAAAGAATCGCTATATTCAATTTTAAGATTTGTAAGGAACGGCATAGAAAGCTACTAGTGTAAACTAGTAGATGGCCCAGTTACAATATCCTACCATCTACATCGATCCGAGAGATGGATATAATATTTATCATTTTTATTTAAGGAATAAAGACATGAAGCCATACATATTCGTTGATTTAGACGAGACGTTAATTCACACTTATGATTATCATGAAACACCATGCAAGTGTGCGGTGCCAGTGACAGTTGAAGACAATGAGTATAAAACATCCCTGAGACCCGGCGCAAAGGAGTTTCTCGCTAAACTGCGCGAGATCGGGGAGGTTCGCATGTTGACTATTGCTACTTATGAGTATGCAAAGGTGATGAATGCGCTTTTTGAATTTAATTTCGCGCTGGATGACATTTATGCTCGCGAGCATATCCAATCTCCATCAATTAATTTGGAGCCAGCAGAGTTTGTTTATCTGTTTGATAATTTGCCACTTAGAGAGAATCGCCGCAAGGTAGAGTTTCTCCGTTGCGTAACCATAAATAAAGTCCCAAGCTATATTCAAGTTAAGGAATATCGCGGGGGCCAACGCTTTCCCCTTGACCAAGAAGAAATTGACCGTTTAACTAAAACTTTATATGGATCTAACTCAATTACTACAGAGGATACCGAAGGAACATTACACACTTCACGAAGGGAAACTGATTAAGGTTGAAGATTTACTGAATCAAAAAAATAGTGAACTACAAAATAGTAAGCGGATATACAAAAAACACTCCTTACGAAAAAGAAATAAATAATTTAAGAATTTCTTTAAAACAGTTTGGATTTACTGATGAACATTTAGTGCCTTTTGAAAATAAAGGCACATGGGAAAAAAACTGTCAATATAAAGCCTATATAATAAAAGAAAAGCTTAAACAGTTAAATACCCCGGTGGTTTGGCTTGACGCAGATGCTGTTTTAAAAAAATCTCCAGACATTTTCTGTCAAATCAATGAGGATCTTGGTTTGTGTTTTTATCGCCAAGAGTTAATGTCTGGGACATTATTTTTTAAGCCCACTGAAAATAATTTTAAATTATTAGACGAGTGGATAAAACTAAATAATGAAAATCCCCAAAAATGGGATCAAAAAGTTTTGCAGCAAATCGTAAATAATTGGAAGATAAATTACTATAAACTTCCGCTTTCGTATTGTAAAATAGACTATATCAAGACTAATGAAATTGTTATTGGGCAAAATCAAGCTAGTAGAAGATTTAAAAAAATAATAAATAAAAAATGAAATTCGACACTAAGAGTGAGCGCTTTCAATTTGTTTTAATGATTTTAGCAATCATCGCTGATGTTGCCCTTATAATTAATATTATTCATCATTGGTAAAATGACCCTCCCCGGTTTCCCGGTTCACCTAAACAAATAGAATTGGGGAATTTTCCCCATTTTCTATAAATGGGGGCGTGGGGTGTAAATATCCCCGTGAAGAAGAACAACGATCTAGAAACAGATTGGTTGATTATTGTTCTTATATTGATGCTTACAGTAGGCTATCTTGCGATAGTTAAGAAATAGTTACGCTTTAAGAGTTTGTAACTGTTTAAGTATAAACAAAGCTTTATCGAAATTGCCGCAATCAATTGCCATTATTAATGCTTTTTTAAGTTCATCTATCTTCTCCACATCCCCAAACCAATCAGCGGCCTTTGATACTGAACCTAAAGTTGAGTTCTTTTCATACATTCTTGCTACTGCTCCTAAACCCATGTCCGAATTGATTCTCATACTTCTTTTTACACCCCCAATAACGTATCGTATATAACACATTAAGCCCCCACAGCCCCCATAGATGCATAGTATAGTATACATATAAAGGGATAAAGATAGATATAGAAGAAGATAAAGAGATAGTTTAGGGTATTTAAAATTGGGGTAGAGCGGACTAAATACCACCCCCCCCGCGCCCCCACGGAAACGCGGGTCGCGATTTTTAATTAATGGGGGAGGGTGTCACCTACCCCACACCAAGTCGGGCAAGTAAACTTTTTCGAATTCGAATAGCTCTTCACCTTCTAGCTCTGTTCCATCTTCGAACTTCGACCACTCAATCCAAGAGCCATCACCGCAATCACCTTCGACGTGCAGCTTGTAATCTTCGACCACCTTACCGTTGATAATCATTTTGTTTTTCATGCTGCTAAGATAGTACACGCGCCCCGCATTGCAAGGAATTTTTTATCTTTTTCTTCGCCCTTGCGTAAGTAACGCAAGGGCAAGGACTAAGAACAAAACAAGAGGGAAAAGCTCGGCGTTCACAGCGTTGCGGTCACGACAAACCCAGTTGCATCTTTTTTGCCTGCGCCTTTCGCCTTGAGGCCAACCACCACGTTACGCTTGTCAAGGAAACGCAAGTCGCTTTCGTCACCGTTCACCACGGGAAACCCTTCCCACGTTGGGGGAAGGTAGTTCGCGAACACAACCGCCACGTTGCCACCTGCGCGGAGAACGTCGATTGCTTGCGCTTCGTTGCTTTCGCTGCGCGAGAAAGTCAAATGGTAATTGCTCGGCATTGCGCCCTTGGCAAATTGCAAGGCACGAATCGGACTCTTCGAATAGTCATAGAACTGCACGGAAGGGAACGCAGCGAACACGCCCAGCCGCTCCCACGCAATGTCGCTTGTACCGTTCAAGCGAACACAAGCGCGCATCCCTTGCTTTTCACAGTTTGCAACGAATGCGCGGATGTCAGCGAAGAGAAGAGCCTTGAAGGTCGCGAAGTCATCGAAAAATAATTGAGTGCGCCGAATGCGCGCTTGCTGCACGTTGGACATCTTACCACGCCCCGCCGTGTAGAGGCACGCAAGCGTGCATCCAGCTGACCGATGCGTGCAAACTTCGCCGCGCCCAGCTTGGCGCGCTGGCGCAAGGTAGAGAATAGCCGTCAGCCATCCGAAAGCCTCGCCCTTGCTTGTCTTGGCATCTGCACCTACTGACAGGAGATTGAGTTTCATGCGGGAAAGATACACGCAGCGCGCACACTTGCAAGAAAAAAATGCGAAAAAAAATCGAAAAAAATGCGAAAAAAAACTTGCGCGGGGCCGTTTTTCTGGTAAGGTAGCAGCATGAAAAAACAAATGCACTACGGTTGGGCGTCTCAGATAATTGCTCGCGGCGCGGATTGCGCTGCGGCCTTCGCTACCCAGCAAGCAAACGCAATGAGTGGCACCCACTTCGAAATTGCTAAAGCGTTGGGCGAGGAATATATAGTTGTTATACCGAAGGGCCATATAACAATTGTGCGCTGGTTTCGTAAATAATATATAAGGGTTTATATAGCGCTATATAAATCCGGGCCAGGCCCGGTGAAAAACCCAAAATTTCGCGAGACGGTAAATTTTTTATTCGCCAGGTGCACCAGGCTAAGATTCCGGGCCAGGCCCGGCCCCGCGCCAGGCGCGTGTCAAGAAAAAAAAATGTTCCACGCAGAAAAAAATGTTCCACGAAAATGTTCCACGATGCGCGAAATGTTCCACACTCTGAAAAAAAATCTGAAAAAAATCTGAAAAAAAAGTTGACCGCACCGAAAAAAGTTTCATTCTCTCTCTCATGAACCTCATCAACTCCCTCCCAGCAACGCCGCCGCCGAGTACGCCAATCTGACCGACGCTGACCGCGCCGATCTGCACGCTTGGTTTGATATGGTCAACGCCATCAACGACGAAGTTGACGCCGCTTGGGATCGCCTCGCGGCCCTTGTCGATTCGGGGGCGCTCTGAGCGCCCCTTTTTTTCTTTCACTTTTTTCTTTACCTGCACGAATTTTTTCTTACTTTTATCCCCATGAACCAGATCAACCTCGCCCTCACCCTCACCGAAGCCTCCCTCGTTCTCGCCGCGCTGCGCGATGCCGCCGACGCGATGAACGCGCCGCAGCTTGATGCGGTCATCGACACCCTACAGGCGTCCTATAACGCCGCCAACGAGGAGGAGCCGTTTGACGGCTTCCGCACCGATGCGGAGGCGGATGCGGATGCCCTCGCGTCTGCTGGCCTCGGCACCGACGAGGACTACGGGTCCGCCTATGATGACCACTATAGTATGGGCGAGTGATATATAGACTCTCTATATAGGGACTCTACATCCCTTTATATAGTGTTATATAAATCCGGGCCAGGCCCGGCGCCCTGCCGTCAAGCGAAAATGAACTTTCAATTTAAAATGAAATGTTCCACGACGCGCAGAATGTTCCACGCTCCAAAAAAAAATCTGAAAAAAAATTTGACTTCACGGATTTTTTCGTCATTCTCTCTCTCATGAAAAACTACCGCTGGTCTTCAATCATCATCGCGCAGGGTTCGGGTTGCGAACTCGCTTGGAAAGCGTGCCAAGCTCGCGCCATGAAAAACGACGTTTTCCAAATTGTCCCCGCTACCTTCACGGAGTACATCGTCGAATTTTCCTCCGCGAATCGCACCGTTTTCCGCTGGTTCAAAAAGTGAAAAAAAGTTGTTGACGAAACAAAAAAAATCTCCACACTCTCTCTCATGAACAAAAACGAA